GGCTATATCGGTTTACACAAAATACACTGCTGGAGTTGAGTCACTGGTAGAAGGAACAAATGCAGGAACAGATGTTTGGAAGGTAGCATTAGCAAATACTATCAACATTTCTGATACAACATTTGTAACTGGAACAACAGATTTACCTACATCTGGTGGATATACAGCAGGTGGAAATACTTGTGCTACAACATCATCATCTCAGTCTGGTGGAATATTTAAACTTGTGCTTGCAAGTCCAGCTATTTGGACAGCAACAGGCGCAGGATTTACTTATCGCTATGCGATTCTTTATAACTCAACATTAAATGTTCCAATAGGTTGCTGGGACTATGGTTCAAGCCAGCTTATTTCAGCTTCTGAAACAGTGCAAATTGTACTTGATTCAGTCAATGGCGTGTTTCAAATAACTTAAGGAATTATAATGGCTCTTGCATTAAATGACCGTGTCAAAGAAACAACTATTGTTACAGGCACAGGAATAGCTACATTACTAGGTTCAAGCATTGGGTTTCAACCTTTTTCAGTTGTTGGCAACGGCAACACAACATATTACTGCATTGCAGATCAGTTTGGTTCTAACTGGGAAGTTGGTATTGGAACTTATACAACTTCTGGAAATACACTTGCCCGTACCACAGTTTTATCCTCTTCCAATGCGGGTTCGTTAGTAGTATTTACCGCTGGTATTAAAGATGTATTTGTAACCTACCCTTCTTCAAAAGGCTTGTGGAAAGATGCTTCTGGTAACGCTATTGCTCTTGGAACTCCTGCTGCATTTGTAGGTACTAACATAACTGGAACTGCTTCTGGCTTAACTGCTGGCAATGTCACTACTAACGCCAATCTTACAGGTGCTGTAACTTCTGTTGGTAATGCAACATCTTTAGGGTCTTTTACTTCTTTACAATTAGCAACGGCTTTAACAAATGAAACTGGTACTGGGTCAGCGGTGTTTTCTGACAATGCCTCTTTATTAAACCCAACTTACACAGGCACACTCACAGGCTCCACAGGCATACTGAACATTGGCTCAGGTCAGGTTTATAAAGATGCTTCCGGCAACGTGGGTATTGGGACGAGTAGTCCTACTTATAAATTAGACGTACAAGGTGGAGATGTTAATTTAACAGGTTCATTCTATGCAAAAAAAGAGAGTTATTTTGGTGTAACAAATGCTGGTTATTCAATGAACCATTATACAGCTACTAATTGGAATTATTCAAACTTAAACTTATGGAGAAATGCGACTAACACTTCTACACCTAGATTTTTGGGTATGCCCCTTGATGGGGATTCTGACTCAAGCACAACCATTGGTGGATACAATGCTATTTGGGGAGCATATGATTCAGCTCCAACCACAGGTTCAACATCTTCTGGCTTAAATGGTGCAATGGTTTATGGTGCGTATGCAGGACATCGTTGGTACACAAACGGCACCCCACGTATGCGCATCGACTCCTCCGGCAACGTGGGGATTGGGACTAGTTCGCCAAGCAGCAGGTTTGAAGTTGCAAATAATTCTTCAAGTGCTGAAGTTAGGATTAGCAGCACATCGAATGTCTATTCTTCATTGTATTTGAACGCATGGTCGTTAGATAGGGCGCAAATCAGAGCCGAAGCCGGCAATCCGGGGGCGGGAAGCGGAACTGGTTCTGGTATTTTGAGTTTCTGGACTGCCGGAAATCCAACGATGACAGAACGTATGAGGCTCGATTCGTCAGGCAATTTGCTTGTGGGGACTACATCAAATATACCAGACAGTTTAGAGTCTGCAAAACTTCATGTTTTACAAACAGGCGCTTCAGCCCATGCAGCCTCGTTTAAAACCAATGCTACTAGTGGATTTGCTGCCGCTGCATTTTCTCGCAATGGAAATAATGGTGCCGTTTGTGAGTTTTTTTATAATACAACAACAAATGTCGGTTCAATTTCTATTACAAATTCAGCAACCGCATACAATACGTCCTCAGACCAACGCTTAAAAACTAATATTGTAGATGCACCATCAGCCCTTGAATCTATCAATGCTATTCAAGTACGATCTTTTGATTGGAAAGAATCTGGTGAACATCAAGAGTACGGATACATTGCTCAAGAGTTATTAGAAGTAGCTCCTGAAGCTGTATCAGTACCAGAAGATGCTACTCAAATGATGGGTGTAGACTTTGGTAAATTAACGCCAAGATTAGTCAAAGCAATTCAAGAGCAACAAACCCTCATCGAAGCATTAACAGCAAGACTTACAGCATTAGAGGCTAAATAAAATGATTACAAACACTTGGAATATCGTAGCAATGAACTGCAAACCTGATGTCAACGGTATGCTTGATTATGTCGTTACAGCACACTGGACTCTCACAGCAACAGACGGGACTTACACAAGCTCAGTGTACGGCACAGCATCTTTTGAAGTTGATCCTGCTAAATCTAATTATGTGCCTTATGCTGACTTAACTTTAGATAAAGTAGTTGCTTGGGCTAAAGCATCAATGGGCGCAGAACAAGTAGCGTCTTATGAAAAGTCTGTTGCTGACCAAATCGAAGCACAAATTAACCCAACTATAGTAACTCCACCATTACCTTGGATTGTATAAAAATGATTGATTTAAACTTATCTGTAAACGAAATTAACCTTATCCTACAAGCACTGGGTCAAGCACCTTATGCTCAAGTAGCAGAGTTAGTGGAAAAGATCAAAGCTCAAGCTGTACCTCAAGTAGAAGCGTTACCAAAAGAAGAAGTAGTAGAATGAAAATAGAATGGTCTGAAGCCTCTACTAAACGAGGTATCATCTGGGTTGCAACTGCTGTAATAGGAAGTGTATTTGTTTTCCTAGGCAAACCTGTAGACCAATTATTACTACTCGCTGGCGGGGTTGCTGGTGGCTTAGGTGTGATACTAAAAGATTAGGCTATGTCAAGAGTAGTTGGCTTTGTAGTTATAATGGTATCAATATCTTTGAGCGTGATTGTGTTTGCCATAGTCATTGTATTAATGGACGGCTTGTACGATGAGAAAGTGGATAATAAAGATATCTTTGCACTTATCTCGCCAGCGTTTCAAACAATTATCGGCGGTATGATCGGTATCCTTTCAGGCATTAAACTAGGGAGTGAGAAGTAATGCCTTATATCTGGCTGGCGATTATTGTTGCAAGTTTTGCATCTGGGTACGGGCTTGCCTATAAGGTATCCAGAGCAGAAATTAGACAAATGTCTGATAGCATAGACGCTATGAACCGAGAAGCCGAGTGGACATTAGCGGCGCTTACTAAAGAAGCAGATACGGCACACGAAGAAGCCTTAAAACTTAATAAAGAATTGGAGGACGCTAATGTCTCAGCAATCAACGCAATTAATAGTCAGCACGATAGTTTTAAGTCTGTGCGCATGTACGACAACAGCCGGAAAAGTAGTAGTTGCACCACAACAAAAGGTGACGATACCAACTCCACTGCTGGAGCCGATGAAGATAGAACCGAACTTTCAGACGAACTTACGGAATTTCTCAAGTCTGAAGCCTACAGAGCAGACCAAGTAGCAGAGTATGCTAAAATATGTCAAAAGTTTGTGGTAGATAATAATTGTGGGATAACTAAATAATGTTTGGGCTAACTGCTTTTGCACAATCTCCACTTGCTGATTTTGAGCATAATACAACATCGTATGGAAATTATTTATACGCAGGATTAGACGCTAATATTCTTAATAATAGAAGCATAACTGCATTAAATGGTGTTTATAACTATACAGGCAATAATGCAAGTTTACTTGTTAATAGAAACTTAACAGCAGCCAGCGCAGTAAATAGGACGATTGCTTTTTCAGAATTACCTTTTGCTGGACTTGATTTAGTAACACAAAATAAATCCTATACATACATAGGATTAACATCAGATTTGCTTGTTAATAGAAATCTAATTGCACTTAATGGCGTTTATACTTATACAGGTAATAACGCTGTATTTTCTCAAACATTAACTGCATTAAATGGTGTTTATAGTTGCACAGGCAATAATGCAAGTTTGCTTAAAACTTATAAAGTATATGCCATTAACGGTGAATATGGTTATGTAGGCTATACATCAAGAAGAAAGATATTTATAGAAAACTGGGAGATAGAAGAAGATTTTGTTGATGTATGGACATGTCAAGATGAAGGCACGTCATCAGTTTGGGTAATACAAACTCCACCAACTGCAACTTGGAATTAAAGATGAATTATGCAGACATTGTAAACTTAACGCTGGGCTACGCAGATCGGCAAGATACCGAAGTAACCTCACGCATGGATTTATTTATAAAGGTTGCTGAAGCTAGAATTAACAGAACTTTGATGACATTAGATATGTCATGCAGAGCAAAAACACCAATGACTAGCACAACTGAATATTATTCTTTACCACCTAATTACTCAGTCATGCGTTCTATTAAAGTAATAGATGAAACAAATTCAGCAAGCAGGGTTACATTATTACAAGTTAATCCAGAGCAGATGGCTAACCTAGTCAATAATGGTGAAACACAGTTTCCTTGCTATACCATTATATCGGGAAATATCCATGTGCAGCCGTTTTACGACAACACACACTCACTAGAGATTGATTACTTCCAGACACTGCCGCCTTTGTCATCATCTATCACGACTAACTGGTTATCAGACTCCAACCCAGATACTTATATTTTTGGATTATTAGTTGAGATTAACAGTTTTATTAAAGACGCAGATGCAACCGCGCTATGGGATGGACGGTTTCAGCAAGCAATGTCAGAGATAACACTAAATGATGCTAAGTCCACTTGGTCAGGCACTTCACTCACCACTTTTGCAGGGTAACTATTATGGGCTTAGAAACAGGTTCAACCATAGCAAGTTTTATTACATCAAACCCAACCAGTTCTGATCCGGTCAATCAGGGAGATGATCATTTACGATTGATTAAGTCAGTTCTACAATCACAGTTCCCTGGCACTACTGGAACTGGATTTAATACTGCCATTACAGCAACAGAATCTGAGTTAAATTCACTTCACAATAGTGGTATTGGATACCTTGTTGCTAATGTACATGCAGATAGCTCTGGAAATGTTGGTATTGGAACTGCTAGTCCTGCTCAGAAACTACATGTAGTTGGAAATAGTTATGTATCAGGAACAACATTACTTGCAGACGCAGGATTTATGTTTAACTCTGATGCAGGACAAGATACAGGCATGTCATGGGCATCTGATGGCGTAATGAATGTTAGATGTAATGGTGGTACTGTAGGGCAGTTTAATAGCACTGGTTTTACAGGAAACTCAGCAACAGCTACCAATGCGACTAATGCTACCAATGCGACTACCTCTGCAACTTGCACAGGCAACTCAGCAACGGCTACTTATGCGCCATTAATAACAGGTACAGCAGTTACAGTTTCAGGTGCAACAGTATCATTTACTGGTATTCCAAGTTGGGCAAGACGTATTACAGTTCAATTAGTTGCAGTTACTACTGTTGCTGCTGGAATACCTGCAATTAGAGCTGGTAATGGAACTTATGAAGCAACTGGGTATTCAGGAGCAACCTCTAAAATAGGGGCAACAACAGTTGATAGTGGAGCAAGTGCTACAACATCATGGGATTTAATAAATTCAGCCTCTTCAACTTATGTTTATACTGGACAAGTTGTAATCACTAAAGTAACAGGAAATACTTACGTAATGTCAAGTACATGCACTTATTCAGGAAGTACAAATGTGATTGCAAATGGAACTAAAACATTTTCTGGGATAATAGACAGAGTTCAGTTACAAATGTCCACAGGGACAGATACATTTAATGGTGGAACTATGAATATTATGTGGGAATAATTCTCATGCCATTATTAAAGATTAATAATTTAGGCGCACAAAATGTAAATTTTGACTTAGAACCTTGTGATCTTCCTCCTGAAGTATTTACTTACGGGACAAATTACAGGCTTTTAAATAACAAGATTAAATCATCAAACATGTCAAAAACATTGGCTACACCACCAGCCAATTTTAAGGCAGGTTTAATCATGTCAGTCAATGTGGCAAGCGGTAATTTTTATGTATTATTGGGACAGTCAGCAGCATGGGTATATAACGGTTCAGCATGGACAGCGATAACTTCTGCAACTGGCTATCCTGGTATTAGTACAGATGGAGAGTTGTATTGGCAGGGATGTATGCTTGGAAGTATTCCGATTGTTAATAATAGACAGCATTATCCAGAATATTGGTCTCCACAACAAACAGCACAGATACTTAAACCTCTTAATTTTGATCCAACTCATACATGGCAAGCAAAAGGTTACAGCGCAAATGTTATAAGATCGCATAAAGACTTTTTATTTGCTCTTAATCTGTCAGAAGGAGGAACAACACTTCCATCAACTTATCGCTGGAGCAATCCTGCTGATGTAAATGGTCTACCTTATACTTGGGACGAGTCAGACTTATCTGCCATAGCTGGGAAAGCATCTGTTGGTGGCGACATGGGCGCACTGGTAGATGGTAAAACATTAAGAGATAGTTTTATTCTTTATTCAGAAAGAGGAATTAACATATTAAATTATGTTGGTGGAGAGTTTATTTGGCAACGTCAAGTATTAACGACTAATCATGGATTGTTGGCTAAAAACTGTGTAGCAGAAGCCAATGGATCACATTACTTTTTATCTGATGGCGATATATTATCTAATGATGGAAACTCTATACAGTCTATATTAAATAAACAGTTAAAAACACGATTAACTAACAACATTGATACAACTTATTTTGCTAATTCATTTGCTTTAACCAATCCTATTACCAAAGAGATATGGTTTTGTATTCCAGAAGTAGGAAATAAGCTACCTAACATTGCGTTTATATTTAATTATGTAGATGGTACTACTTCAATTCGTAATATACCAAACACAACAACAGGTCTTACGTTCGGTGTGAATCTTTCTGTTCCTTTGCTATGGAATAATATTTCAGATACATGGGATACGTCATCAAGGGTTTGGACATATGATTCAACATCAGTATTTTCTAAGACTGTTGTCAGTACAAATAACGTCAACAGTGCGATTGTTTCATTAGAACTAGACGACAACACTACTGTTCAAAATACGTTGCTAGAAAGGCTTAGTTTTGCCTTAGAAGGGCAGGAAGTGGTAACAACAACACAAAGTGTATACCCACACTTAACATCCAACGAATCTGTTAGCATACAGTTAGGCTCACAAGACTTTGTAGGTGGTGCAGTACGTTGGAAACCTGAAGTATTATTCAATCCTAAGACCATGCGTAAAGTGGATATTAGAACCACTGGGAAGCTATTATCATGGCGCATCAAGTCAACGGGTTTACTGCCATTTACTTTAAGTGGTTTGGATATAGAATATGTAATTAATGGGCTTAGATAATGGATAGCACATTAATAGCTCAACTGCTTGGTCAGATTGATAAACCTACAGCAGAAAATCCTGATTATGGGCTTGATAGTTATCTTAAAAAGTATGGTGTGCCTCCTCCATATAAATCAATACAAGATTATTTAGATAATGGTGGTCATTTAAAAGATGAGTTTAAACTACCTAACCACATAACATTCAGTACATTTAGCCCTTATTCTGCACCTGATATGCAGGGTGGTAATTGGTTAAAAGGTGGCATGGATAGATGGAGTTTTGAACCATCACAATTTAATTTACAAAATACGCCAATAAAAGATTTGATTACCTATTTTAATACTAAGGAAAAGAAAGGTACGTTCTTACATGCACCAAATGGTAAATATTATGAAGGTAGTAAATAATGGAACAACCTCCTTTTACAACAACACCAGAACTTAAAGAGTATTTAGTAAGACAACTTACTGCTGTTAATTATAAGGCTGATGACTTAGGGAATCTTAATGTATTAACAGCATTACCAGCAAAACCGCATGTAGGTAAAATTTATTATTTTGCTAATGCAATACTGCCAGATATTACTTATGAAGGAGCATGGGTATACACGTCTTACGGCTGGACATCATTATCATCAATGTCATCTGCTCCTTATGGTGCATTTTCAGATACTTTAACTCATACAGTTACTGCAAATACTGCTAATCTAATGACATTTAATACTACTGATTACAGCAGTAATGTTAGTATAGTAAGCAGTTCAAGAATAACGGCTGCTTATGCAGGGTTATATAACATACAATTCAGTACGCAGCTTCAAAATAATGATAATGCTCCACAAGATGTTTTTATCTGGTTAAGAATAAATGGAGTTGATGTTGTTGGTTCAACAGGTCTTATTGGACTGCCAGCTCGTAAATCTGTAGGTGATCCATTTCATGATATTAAAGGTTGGAACTTCTTTTTAAGATTAAATGCAGGACAATATGTTGAAATTGTATGGTCTACAACAAGTGCAAACGTAACTATACAATCTTATATTGCAAGTTCAACACCAACTAAACCATCAACTGCATCTAATGTAGTAACAATGACTTATGTAGCACAATGAATAATTATAATATAGTAGCATTACCACCAACATTAGTAGAAGTATTGTGGGAAAAGATGATCCCACATTTGGAAAGAGTAATACCACTTGCCAATAATGAAGTAACACTTGAAGGTGTAAAATTATCTTTATTATCTGGGAAAGAAATGGCTTTACTTATATGTAAAGGAAGTGAAGTTATTGCTGTTCATACTTTAGAAGTAAGAATATTTGAAACAGGATTAAGAGCATTATTTATTAATCTTATTGGTGGTAGTGAAATGGATCAATGGTTTGAACAATATGTTCTTGTAATGAGAGCTATAGCAAAAGACTTAAATTGTACAGAAGTCAGAGGTTGTGCAGTTAGAGATGGATGGCTTAAGTATCTTAATGCTATGGGTTTTCAAAAAATATCAACAATCGTTAAATTAGAGTTAGGGGAATAACATGGCAAGTGCAGGTGGAGGCGGTCAACAAAGCAGTTCAAGTAATCAAAGTCAGTTTCAACAAAAAATACCTAAGTGGCAATCTGACGCGCTTACTAAGATGTACAATGCAGCAGCAGGTACTTATGGTAATGTTGGAAATACCATTAATCAACAAATGGGTGGAGCGCAAGATTACATTAACCAAACAAACCAAGCTGCAATGCCAGCATGGCAAAACCAGTTAGGCGGTGGTGTATATCAAGGCATGGATAATGCTAATAGACTTTCAGAATCTTTACAGCAATCTTTAAATGCTCCAACTAACACACAAAGTATCTATGCTCAGATGATGGGTGGACAGGGTAATACTTATGCTGATGCAATGAAAGCTGGTTATGCTGCTGATGCTAATAGAGCAACTGCAAATATGCTTTCTAATCTTGATGCAAGAGCAACAGCTTCAGGAATGTCTGGTGGCTCAAGACATGGAACTGCTACTTCTCAAGGCATGTATGATATTAACAGCAACCTGCAAAAGAATTTAGCAGATGTTGGTTACAATACTTTTGACAAAGACTTACAAAATAAACTTAACATTGCACAACAAGCAGATCAAGGAACACTTGCTAGACAGCAACTAATGTCAAACATGTTAGGTCAACAGCAAGGCGTTTCTACTGGTGCTTTAGGTATGGGACAGAATATGCAAAATCTTGGTATGGGTTCTTTTGCTCCTGGCATGATGCCGTGGCAAAACATTAGTAACTATGCAAATGCTTTAGGATCACCGACTGTATTAAGCTCAGGTAGTGGTTCTGGAAGTAGTAATGCAAAAGGTGCTAATGCTGGCGTAGGTGTATTAGGGGGGTAAATGATGGGTGAATCAAGTTTGTGGGATAGTATATTTAAAAATATTGGAAATCAAGCAGGTCAATTTGGAAAGAAAGTTATGAATCCAAATGATGCTTTTAATCAATATATGCAACAACAGCCACAACAACAGCCACAACAAGGTGGTCAACAAGGTGGTCAACAGCAAGGAGGAGGAAATTGGCAAAAGTTTGCACCACCAATAGATACTTCTGCTGGTTTAGCTTCTGCACAACCTAATAATCCTATGTATAGTCAAATGATGCAACAGGTTATGCAACAACAGCAACAGCAACAAAGACAACCAATGGCTTCAGTAGGTGTAGCTCAACTGCCACAAACTGGAATACCTCAAGCAAACATGCCTCAAACACCAGGTGCTATTCATCCTAATGAGAGCATGATGTCATTATTTAGAAGATTAATGGGAGGTGCGTAATGGCATTTAATGTAATGGATATGCTGAGGGGAGATATTGTTCAACAAAGACAGCCTCAGCAAGATACAAGTTCTGGTCTTGGTCAGATGCTTTCATATTTAATGCAAAGCAATAATCAACCTGTTGCTACTGTATCAAATCAGAATAATTTTACTCCAACAAGTCTTAGTGAATTAGCACAAATTTC